AAGCTGGATTTACAACATTATCGAAGGATATAAATACAACAATAACAATAAATTAAGATGCCAGACGGACAAAAAGGAACATTCGGAAGAGGGTTACAGAANTTTATTCAAAGTAACTTACCCTATAGATCTCCTGCAGCAATTATAGATGATGTAACTGAGCAGAATCCNAAGTTTAAAGATTTCTATAAAGCGGGATCATTACGTAAAGAATTATTAGCGCAACACTCTATTCTTGCTCCTAAGGCACCTGAATCTTCGGCACCTATAGGCTCGTTCTTAGCTGATAGGATGTATAACGAGCTAATGTATGCTACGCTTGATGTAGATAAGTACAGACGTTTGCGAGATTATAGAACAATGGCCCAGTTTGCTGAGGTAGCAGATGCATTGGATGAAATTTGTGATGACTTTCTTAATGAAGATGAGCATGGTAATATAATTAATTTAAAATTGAGAAGTGTCGTAGATTTTGATCCGTTAGTTAAGCGACAATTAAATGAAGAGTTTAATAAATTTATTAATTTATTTGATATTAGAGAACGCGGATGGGAATATGTAAGGTCGATGTTAGTTGATGGTGAACTTTATTTTGAAAATATTATTCATGAGAAGCATATTAGAGAAGGAATATTAGGTGTTATAAACATTCCTACTCAAGCTATAGATCCCGTATATGATAATTTTCAAAATATGCACATTAAAGCATATTTACTCAGAAAAGCTAAACATCATAAAGAAGCAGAAGAGCAGTATCAAGCTCAGGGAGATAAAGATTTTATTCCAATGGAAAAAAATCAGATTACATATGTAAATTCCGGTACATGGAATGAGAATAAAACTTTTAGAATTCCGTTTATTGAGAATGCACGGAGAGCTTATAGACAGTTATCTTTAATTGAAGATTCAATTATTATATATCGATTAGTCCGAGCTCCAGAGCGTTTGGTATTTAATGTTGATGTTGGTAATATGAGTACTCCTAAAGCAGAAGGATACATGCGTCGCTTGATGCAAAATTATTGGAGTAAGAAAACATTTAGTTTAGATGATAATAAAAGAGTAGATTCGTTTAATCCGCAGTCTATTTTAGACGCTTATTGGTTCCCGAAAAGAGAAGGAAGTCAAGGTACAGAAGTTAAAACTCTCCCAGGTGGTCAAAATTTAGGTGAGTTAGATGATTTAAATTATTTCGTTAAAAAGTTATATAAGGCTCTTAAAGTTCCGACTAATAGAATTGAGTCAGACACTTCTCAATATAGTGCTGATGCAACCGTCTTAAGAGAGGAATTAAAGTTTGCTAATTTTATTGTTAGATTGCAACATCAATTCGCTGTTGGTTTGAAGGATGCTTTTATTACTCATCTTAAATTAAAGCATGTGTGGAAAGATTTTGATTTAAGAGAGAACGTCTTTGATTTAACCTTTACACCTCCACGTAATTATTTTGAATTACGTAAGCAACAAATAATGGATCTTAAGCTTAATAATTTCACTAATATTGCCGGTAATGAATCTATATCACAAGGATACGGTCAAAAAGAATATCTTGGATGGACAGATGAGCAAATTAAAGCTAATAGAGAGTGGCTTAGGAAAGATGCTGCACTACAGTATGAGTTAGAGCAAATTAGAGGCGGTGGCGCAGATTGGGCTATCGGAGGTGGGGCGGCACCACCACCTGGTGGCGGTGGAATCCCAGCTCCAGGTTCACCTCCAGGTTCACCTCCAGGTGAAGAAACTCCACCAGAGATTGGCGGTGGGGCACCCCCGGGCGTTGGTGCTGATACTGAAGTACCTACTCCAGAGCCTACTGCAGGTGGCGAAACTTCAGCGTTGCCAACATAAATAATTATGTGGCCACTAGTACATGGACAAATGATTATTTAGATGCAGGGAGTCATTTATATTCTACATATCTCGCGAATTCAGTTGATACCTATCAAGAATTAGCTGACAGGATCACATATGGATTAGGATACCCTACTATTAATTTAGAACTACATGGGAACCAGATCTTTACTCATATAGCTCAATCGATAGAAATGTTTTCTAAGTTTGCTGGATATACTTTAGAGCACTTAGTTCTTGATAGTTCTAAATATGAGCAAGGTAAAGGATTAGATCTTAGTAGATTATTTCTTCTTACAAATGAATTAGACGCTAAATATTCAACTGACGTTAAAACGTCTGCTGGAGAATCTACTTTACTACCCACGACAACAGCCGCGACTGTTTCAGGGACTGGCTACGATTCGTACGGTGGAAAATTCACATCTTTATTTAAATTTGATTGTGGTGTCATTCCAACTTATCCTTCTGAATATACATTTGTAGCAACAGCATCTGGCGATGACGCCGGTGTGCATGTAGTAAAGTCTTTAATTACATGCACATCAGCTAGTGGCGGNCCTGCAACTGTTGATATAAGTCAATACGGTGATGTATACACAACAGCGTCCACAATAATTTCTGCTGTAAGTTCGCTTTCGACTACTGGGTCTAATGTCATACAAATTGGTGTTACTACAACTGGTAACGAATATTCAAATGTAGTAGTTACCGCAACACGAAAAAATACACGGAATGATAGTACTACTAAAAGTGCCCTTACAGCAAGGAGCTGTAATATAGGATACTTTGATGGTCTCACTAAACAAAATAGAAAGGTAATAGACGTTTTTAGTTATGATGAGTCAACAAGTAGTAGTTTAAATACACTATTTACAATTGAGCAAACTTTAGCGCAACAAACTTATTTTAGTTACGCAATGGGTAATTATGGGTTTGATTTAATTAGTTGGTATATATTAAAGCAGTGGTTAGAGACGCGAGAGAAAATGCTCTCAACAAAACGCTGGTTTAAATTTGATGATGCTAAGCAGCGGTTACTTATGATACCTGAGCCTAAGACGAAGGAAAAGTTTTATGGTGTAGTGAGTTGTTATGTCGAAAAACCTCTTAAGGATTTAATTAAAGAGCCATGGGTGTATCAATATGCTACTGCATTAACTAAAATTACATTAGGCCGTGTTCGAGGTAAGTTCGGTAACGCTCAATTATTTGGCGGTACAGGTCTAGATGCTGGTATCTTACAGGAAGGAATATTGGAGAAAAAGGAGTTAGAAGAAAGGCTCTATACTGGTGCGACAGCTGGTTTCGGAGATTCAGAACCTCCTATGTTCTTTGTAGGGTAATGGCTTTGCATAAAAAGGGCGCCTTTAAGCAAGGTATATATAGACCTATTCATAATAAAAAATTTCTCGGTAAGAAATATCCTCAATATAAGAGTTCTTGGGAATTACATTTTTTTAAATGGTGCGATCATAATCCAAACGTACTCGAATGGACGAGTGAGTGTGTCGTTGTTCCTTATATAAGTCCTATAGACTCTCGAACACATAAGTATTATGTTGATAATACTTTAGTATTACAAGAGAGAGATAAAAAGGTAAAATATTTAGTAGAGATAAAGCCATATAGTCAAACTCAACGCCCGGTTATGAGAGGAAGAAAGAAACAAAGCACATTATTACATGAGCAAGCTACGTATGATATTAATCAATCTAAGTGGAAAGCTGCAAAACAATGGGCTGATGATCATGGTTATAATTTTTTAATTCTTACTGAAAAGGAATTATTTAACGGAAAAAGATAAGATAAACAATAAATATTTTATAGCGCTATGGCCTTTAAATTGCTAGTAGAGAAAACGGACCCTTTAGAGTTCGAGTATGTAGTAGAAGAACAGAATAATCAATCCGAATCTAGATTATATATCAAAGGGCCGTATATGATGGCTTCTGAGATTAATAAGAATAAACGTGTTTATGATTTAGATAACATGGTTCAGGAAGTCACTCGATATCAAAAAGAAATGATTAAGACGGACCGAGCCATGGGTGAGTTGAATCATCCTACTACAGCTGAAGTCGATTTAGAAAGAGCATGTCATATAGTTACCGAAATGAAACAAGACGGTAACGTTTTTTATGGTAAGAGTAAGGTGTTACAAACTCCCTGCGGTACTATAGTAAAGCAATTAGTTACAGACGGTGTAAGGGTTGGTATGTCATCAAGAGCATTAGGTAAGATTGATCAAGATACTGATAGTGAGGTTGGTCATGTTACTGAAATGAAGTTAGTTGCTATTGATTGTGTTGCCGATCCGTCTTATTCAGATGCGTTTGTTAATGGCATATTAGAATCAAAACAATGGATTTTAAATCGTAGCGGAGATTTTGAAGAGCATTTTGATAGGTTTGAAGAGAGTTTGAAGAGGTTACCACGTAGAGATATTGATGAATACTTTAGAGGTAAGTTCATTGAACTCATTCAAAACTTTTAAAAAAAGGGTATAATTTAATTAAATAATTACGATGGATCGGAATAAACAGATCAAGTCATTTATCAGTAATATTATTGATAAAAATTATGCTGGTGCAACTACAGAGTTAAAGGCAGTAGTTGAAGCCAAAATTAAACAAAAAATAGCGAAAGCAACCAAAAAGGATTTATTTTAGTCATGAGCAACATATCTGATTTACTTAAAGAAGTAGGTAAAGACGTTCTTACAGAGGATAGTCTTAAACAAATTGAAACAGTGTTTAATGAAACAGTTGATAAGAAAGCTGATGAGCGTTCAAAGATCGCGACCGAAGCCGCTCTCACAACTCAAGACGCAGAACACTCTAAGAAGTTAGAAGAGCTCTTAGAGGCTATAGATAAAGACCATACGAAAAAACTCAATAAAGTGGTTGAGGCTGTTGATCATGACCGTACTCGTAAATTAAAGAATGTTGTTCGTCGCTACCGTCAGTCTATTAATGAGGAAGCAACATCGTTGAAAAATACTGTTGTTGAGTCTGTTTCTGATTATCTTGATTCATATATAGAAGAGGCTATTCCTACTCAGACAATTGAAGAGGCCGCTACAAATAAGAGGGCATATTCTTTACTTAGCGATATTCGCAAGATGCTTTCAGTTGATATGGTATTAGCTAGTGATTCTATTAGAGAAGCAGTTAAGGATGGTAAAGACACTATTACTGGTCAAAAGAAAGAACTTAATGAGCTTACTGAATCACATAACGCAGTTTCTGAAGAGTTAGAACACCTTAAAAAGGACCTTTATTTAGAGAGGAAGCTGGCTGGTCTTGATGAGAAGAAAACGAATTTTGTAAGAAAAACTTTTAAAGATAAAGATCTTACGTTTATTGAAGAGAATTTTGAGTATACAGTCAATATCTTTGACAAGAAAGCTCAAGAGTCTCTTGATTTTTTAAAGGAAGAGGCATTGAAAGTCAATAAGACTCAAGATGCTGAAGTTCAGACAATTGAGGAGGGGACTGAAAAGCCTAACACTCCTGTTGATTATTATGCTCAAGAATTAAAGAGTATGAGACTATAAATGTTGAGGTATATATTACCTGATTCTCCAATGCAACGGAAAAATTATTATAAATGAAAGGAAACTAATTAAATTATGAACGAAACTAATACACGTCCTAATACTAATTATATAGATAATAATAGAGCGGAGCAATTGTTGGAGAAGTGGAGTCCAGTTTTGGACTATACCTCTGACAAAGTTTCGCCTATTGAGAATCCGCATACGCGGATGAACACTGCCATTCTCCTTGAGAATCAAGAAGAGTGGTGTTTGAGAGAGGGTAACACATCTGGTAACGCAGCTGCTAATCAAGGGTCGTTCGGTTCAAGCGTCGGTGTCGGTGCTGGTCAAGCGGGCGGAACTTATGGTTCTGGTGATACTTATGCATCTAATGATGCACGTTTACCGAAGATTCTTATTCCGATGATTCGCCGTACATTCCCCGAGTTGATCACTAACGAGATCGTTGGTGTGCAGCCGATGAGTGGACCGGTTGGTCTCGCATTTGCTCTTCGTTATAAGTATAGTGCAGATACCATTGGTAACACTGCTGCCGCAGATACTACTGCTGCTTCACATATTGGCGATGCAACTGATGCAACAACCGGTAATACTGGCGCGGCCGCACAAGGTTCTGCTAACGCCCCTGCTGGTGAGTTGGGTCACAACTACTTAGGTACATCATTTACTGGTGTAAGTAGCTCGACCGTTCAAGCGGGTACTATAGATACCTCGTTAGCGGCGAGTACAGCTGGTATTGGCTCTGGTCACTGGTTATCTGCTGGTCTTGATTCACAAGACGAAGGTTTTGCCGCTGCTTTATCTG